TTTGTATTATATCAATCAACTTAATAGGGTTGGTGAATATACATCCGCTTCTGTTGTTAATCCTTGTGGGCCTGTAAGTATTGTTTGCTTACGCCCTTTTTTCTTTTCTTCTACTTTTTCTTCAATAGCTTCTTTTTCAGGATCTTCTTGTATTGCCTGAATAGGATCAGCAGATGCTACTTCTTCTTTTTTAGTTTCTATGCTGCTTGGAGGTGTATATCTTACAGGCTCTGGTGCAGGCGGAACTGGTGGCATCACAATTTTTGGTTTAAATAATCTGCTCACGTTGGTCTCCTAAAGGGTTATAATAATTCATTGCGGTTCGTTGTGGTGATTTCTTAGTATCATCCACTTCTTCAAGCCCAACCGCTAACACTCTCATAGCATCACATGCGTGACTGCTCCAGTCGTGTACAGGCTTATTTGAAAATGTTTGTAGTGTGTCGTTGAATTTACGATGATAGTTGCGTAGTGCTTCTAATAACTTCTTGCAACTTTCCATATCTATCCAGCAACGGTTTAGCAATAGTTGAGTATAATGTATTCCATCCTCTATACTTAACTTGGGAACGATGTTAAAGCGTATGCCTAACTCGTATGCTATTTCCCTTCTTGATTTATTGTTTGTAAATTCTCTTTGCTCCAGGTCATGTGGCCCATAGTGTTTGTCGTATAGGTAGTCTTTGTTTTGCAAAACCTGAATGTAATGGGGCAACCCCTCATTACTGTTTTCGTAATAATCTATAATCTGAACAGTACGACCTATTTGCTGAAAAAACACAATTGCCGTTTTATCAGATACGCCTATATCCCAAGCTGTATTAACTTTAAATGTTGGATCGTAAGGTACACGAGTTACTTGCTTACGGCCTTCCATCTTCTCGATAGCATCTCCGTATATAGCTCCTTCGATTGCAGCAACCCAATCACATTCAAATTCCTGCCTAAATTTATTCTTACCCATGACAGAATAGGCAGCATCTAATTCTTCTTGATCGACTATTCCAGTTTCCGATGCCTTTGCAACTTTTACATACCAGTCATCACTTTTTAAACCATGCTGATACTTTGCATAAAAATCATTTGACATACCTTGCGGTGTGCCAACCAGATAACAGAATCCCTTACGGTCAGATAGGGCAGGTCTGATAATCTCAGGAAACAACCTTGGATTAACCTGTGCGTACTCATCTACAATAATACCATCGAAGTAAGAACCACGAAGGCTATCTGGGTTTTCCGAACCTAATAGTGTTATTTTAGCACCATTAGGTAATGTGCAACTTAGCTCTTGTTCATTGAACTTAGCTCCAGGTATGACACCAGCGTAATGTTTTAAATAGTCAAATATAATTGCTTTTGTTTGTTTATAAGTAGGGCCGATGTATGCGTACCGTGGGTTCCACATAGTATTCGTTAAAGCTCGTTTAATTAATTCGTTAATACATAAAACGGATTTCCCACACCGTCTATGTAGTGTAATGACTGCCCATCTATACTTTGAAAAGTTCTCGTGGATTTCCTTTTGTATATCACGAGGGGCGTAAGGTATTGTTACTTTCACGATACCTCCCATCTATTTTTTGCAACACTATGGACTAATGGTTGGTAAACTCTATTTTTTCTTGTTGTCCACCCTTTACCTTCTTTAAAAGGTTTAGTTTTTCCTAAAATTTTCCAACCTACAGCTTTTAAACTGTGTCCATTTTCTTTCTCAAGAGTGTAAGTAATCATTTTTTCCCCACCCATTTGTTGCCATATTCTCCAACATCTTCCATATAGAAAAGAACAAACATTTCTAGGTGCGTTTAATTTAGTGCAAAGCCTTACAACTTCGGCTGTAAATTGATTATCTAACCGTCTAGCAATGGGCCTACCTACTATTGCAACTCCAACTATTTCATTTTCAAATAAACAGCCTATTGCAAACCTAGCACCAACAGGGGCCTTATTGTGTCTGTGGTGTTTATCTACAAATTCTTTTGCAGCCTTAATAGTTATAGGAATTACTTTCATTAATGTACCGTGGGTTTATCATCATAAGGTATGTCAATTTGCTCTATGTGTAGCTTATTGAGAACCCAATCAGATATAGTTTTCCCATGTATGTTATTTCTAAAGCCTGTGATGTTTATAAACACGCTTTTAGTGCCATCGTCATAAAAGACCATGGCTAGTAAATTTTCTAGTTCTTCTTCATCCATCGATGGATACCTTGATGTCCTATTATATATATATTAGTAACCGCAGCCCCGATTTCGGGGTATAGGGGTGTCGGTATTCCGTAAAAAAATGTTAGGGCCTGACCGTTTATCCTAGCGTTTTTATAGTAATAAGACTTGGAGTCCTCCTAAGTACGCAGGATTTGCAACAGAAAATAAAACAAAGAACGTGAGGTGGCACGTCATGCTGTCATCAACGCAGTCCATGATGCGTGTGCGTAAACACACAGATGCTTATAGTATATGGGAGACTACCCACTACTTACTCAATACTTCTTCCGTCTTCTCATGTGTTGCCCACTCAATCGTTAAGTTACCATCAGTCTTGACATCAGCCTGTATCTTGTCACCAAATGTACCAGCTAATAGTTTACTACTCATCCATCTTGCATGATGTAGTCTCTCTCTATTCCACTGAACTTGTTGTGGTTCACAGTCTTGTTGCAACAGCTCTAGCATACTATCTAGATAACTCCATGCTCCAAGCTGTCTTGCATCCATAACCTGTTTCTTTAGTTCTTCATCGTCTTTCATCCAGGAATAGACTGTTGTCACTGCTGGCATCTCTTTGTCCTTGCAGATCTTCGAGAGAGGTTCTCCCTTCTGCAATCTTTCGATAATGCTCGATAGTTTCTCTTTTAACATTTTTTAAATTCAATATTGCTTTATATTTTCCTTGAGCTGTCTTAGCTCCAGTAGATAATCCACCATGATTTCTACACCTTCCATTAGTCAGTGCTTTAGCACGACAGGGCAGTCCAGTGCTACGAGCATAGGCTCCACACTCTTGCTTATGAAGTGGTCTACCAACCATGATGGAATTATTTATTAATCAAAAAAAAGGAAAACGACACAGTTGTGTCAATTATAAACAGATTGTTATTTGATTTTGTCGAACTTGTCGAGTAGTTTTTTATCATAAGCAATGAGATATTTTATATAAATGATTGTCTCAATATATTTCTCCTTAACCGTGTGTCGGTGCATCTTCAGCTTCTTACCCAAATAATGATATGGCACTCGTAATGCCCTAGACCACATCAACTTTCTCTCCGTTTTGGATAGCAATGGATTGATATAAAACAATATAAATTCGTACCGAGCAATGTTTTTGGATGACGCAGCAATTCTCATCTCTCGTTTATCCCAGGCAGCGTGTTCTGTTGCTTCATGTTTGACATCAAATTTCATGTGAGAGTATCCCTTTTTGTAGGCGGGGGGGAGCTTTTTGTCTGTTGAGATAGCCTCCTCAAACAGTTCTATTATAAAATCGGTGGTAAGCTCTTTGGCCATTCTATCTCTCCATTCAATAGTTTCTCCCAGACTGTTGCTCTATCGTATTTATCAAACGAGTTGATAAAACGATCAATCTTCTCCTGATCGAGCTTTCTTAGTTTACGACCAGCTTTAATCTCTGAGACTTTAGTTCGATAATGTACGTTGAGGTTCTTACCTAGATGACTGATAGTCTTTGATACTTCCGACAGTCCATCCCTGCCTAATCCATTAATAGGTCTAGATATATCCTTCTTAGATATATCTATATACTTAGATATAGATTCTTTATTAATATATACACTTTTTGACACATCATAGACTGGGAAGTATGCACAGCTTGATGACAACCGCTTGGACTTGACATACCCCAACTCCCTTAACTCATTCAAAGCACGGATAACTGTCCTCCTGGACACCTTCAGATCACGAGCAATGGTTGCCTGGCGTGGATAAGACTTGCCGTTCTTGTAATAGTACGACTCTAAATACAAATAAATAATCTTACTGATGGGGCTTATGTCTTCACGGATAAATAGTTCTAATGGCGTTTTACTCACCTAAGTCAACTCCATGTAACTGTATGAGCTTATCGACACTTAAACGTAAGACATCGACCTCAGCCTCACACCAGTTCATATCCATGTGAGTGGTGTAAATATACAAGTTTAGAATACATACAGTAGCTGTTAGGCCCAACAATATAAACTTCACACCATCACTCATAGGCTCTCAAAGTCCTTATGTAAGTCATCGATAGGCACGCCATACCCTGATGGTCTGCCCTTTACACCATAATAAAACTTCTCTTGTTTAGCCTCAGCTCCAGTGATGTATCCTGCAAGTTCATAACGTAAGTGAGAATGGATTAGCACCAACAGATGATTTAAGTCATCGTCACAGTCTTTTCTTAGAAAAAGAAAGTTCCGCTTTTTATATTCATCTATGGTGTGATGTTGTTGTGATTTTATTTCAATATTTGGTAGGTCAGGTCTTGAGAATGTATTGACAGCTCCATCCCAAGATTTATTTAAAGCCTTTGCAGCAGCATATTCTGCAACGGCTGATACCACCGACCACCCCACATCAGTTATAGGCGTAAATTTGACGTTATGGAGATCTCTATGCCCATTTAAAAGTGATTGTACCTTACGATTAAGACCGACTGATGCAGCCATGTCGTACTCATACCATTCAAGATCAACTAGCATTAGCTTTCTCCTTCCAATACGCAACTTGACGTTTTAAATCATCAATCTGATTGCTTAATAATATTTCTTTACGTTCATCATCAAGCTCAGGAACTTTAGCAACATAGTCCTGGATAGGTCTTGCATAATCCCCTTTAGAACCTTCACAATCCCCACACACATAACGCCTCTCAAATTTATAACCATAGAGAGGAACACCACAGTTCTTACACTTACCTTGCTTTACTAATGGATTAGTTTTTCCTACTGATATGTACTCAGTCATTAGTTGTCTCCAACTTTGTAATTTTTTGACACCAATCTTTAGGAATAGTAATTGCACGACCGGTTTCACCGTCAGAACAGAAATCACCTGTAACAACTATTCTTTTATCATCCTCAGAGATGATCCACCCAACTGATACAACAGGCTCTGGTTGAGCTTTTTTTAATTTATTTAAACTATGCCAGCCTGTTTCACTGTCCATAGCATCGATCCAATCAACCTGAACAAGCCTATAATCTTCGATTTTAAATTTCTTTTTGCCCATTCATTTCCCTCATTTTGGCTACAAAATCGTTAGCTGTTACAGCAGCTCTGGTCTTATCTTCGATTTTTATTAAGGCATTTGGGCTAGGGAATCGGCTTCCATTACAATACCTCAATGCCACTGTGGAATTTGAAAACCCCAGATGTCGTGCTAATTTCTCATAGGTCAGCTTATTGAGTGTCCGATAATCTTCCAAAAACATAAGGATTCTAAGCTATTGTAGTCTTTTAGTTACATCAAGAAAACAGTTGACATACAAAGCATGAACATTAAATTGTAGCCGTATTGGATACACAATAGACTATGCCTAGAACTACACCATTTGATGGAAACATGAGTGTCAAAATGACACTTAACAGATATGATATTAACCAAACACAGCTCTGTAAAAAACTAAACTTTAGCAGAGAAGCATTTAGTAAGATCGTAAATGGGCATAGAAGTCTATCTGTTACTAAAGCCAAACTAATAGCCGATCTATATTCATTTGATTGGAGAGAGTTTTACGAAACAGCAGCTGATAAGTATGTTTCAGCCACTGGATGCATAGATCAGATTGCAGTTAGAAAAACCAAATGTAGTTATTTAATAGAAGCCCCTAAAGAATGGCTAGAAAACTCAGTATTTTATGCTATCTGTACACCAGGTTATAATTATGATGAATTTGTATATGTATTCACATCACATGCAATTCCATTTGATTATAAAAAAATTACAAGTATTAATACTCTATTTACTATGAATAATGGTGATAAATATATTGGTTATGTTCTAGGCTACTCAGATACAGAGGGTAAAACCATAACACTTGGTAATCATCAGACTAATGCAGTAGTGAACCTTTCAATAAAAAAAGTAAAGTCCATGCAAAAATGCCGTGCTTTACTAATGCCTAACCCTATAAAACTATAAAACTAAGTATAAAAATTATACCTAATGATTCGTAGTAATCATTACTGGTAATATTATGTAGTGAACTGTTCATTAATTGTTCATAAATTAATTGTTCCAATAGTAGCCAAAAGAAGTACATTGGTGTATATACAACGAACAAGATATGGTAATTAAAGAACAAAAAGAATTAGCAGAATTTAGAGACTTGGTAATGCAGCCTACCTTAGAGGCTCTTGTTAAGTTTGGATTAGACCACCACAGTCCGAGTCAACTAAATCTTCCTGATGGTTTTTGGGCTTATAAGTACCTTTGTTGCACTCAAGAAGAACGTAGAAAATTTCCATTCACATCAAAACCAAGATTAGGGGTTGCTATAGGTAATGCAATTGCATTGATGCATGCCCATATTGTTTGGACTAACAATTCTGAAAAGTATCAAAATAAACGAATCAATTTTCGTGATGCTCTCCGATTCGTTCAAGAGATGTTAAATGAATATAACCCAATAGAAAATAAATCAGATTTAGAACAACACGAATACCATAAAACAATTGCTAGTAAATTTGCAAACAATCTCCAAAAAGCTATTAAAAGTTTAGCTCTAGTAGGGGAGGTTGAATCAGAAGCTAATCGTTATTTAAACTTAGGATCAGACTTGGATCTATTAATGAGAACAGATTTAGAAAATCCTACCTGCGTAGTTGAAATAAAAACATTACCACCAAGACGTGGAAAAATTAAAAAAGATGGCACTCGTGGATTTAGTACACAATCAGTTAATCAACCTAAGTTAGATGCAGCTCGTCAGACTGCATGTTATTGGGCAGCAACTAAGAAAAAACCATTCTTAGTTTATGTAAATGAAAAGGAATATAAAATTTTTGATCCTTCTAATTGTGACATGCTTACTGAAAGATCAATGAAGGATCACTTACAATATTACAAATCAAAAGCTCGTACTCGTGAACGGTTAATGATTCAAGCAGATGGAAGTCCTACAAAACTATTAGGTCTTGTGTCTAATGACTTCGAGTCATTTTATTGGGATATAGGGAAAGATTTAGTAATGAAAGCAAAACAACTTTTTAAAGAGGCCCAATAATGACAAAAAAAGAAGACACAATTTGGAAAAAACTATCAGCAATAAACTGTAGTGATTTTGTAGAAACTAAAGGTAATTTAACCTATCTATCTTGGTCACATGCCTGGCAGCTTATAATGGAAAACTATCCTAAAGCTACCTATAGGTTTAAAGAATGGGAAGGATACGATGTTCTTTATTACAAGAATGGTACAGGATCAGTTGCATGTGAAGTAACAATAGATGGAGTAACTAGGGAAATGTGGTTGGCTATTATGGATCACAGAAACCAAGCTGTTGCAAATCCATCATCCACTCAAGTTAGTAATACCAAAATGAGATGTTTAACTAAGTGTTTAGCCATGTTTGGGTTAGGGCATTACATCTATGCTGGAGAAGATTTACCAAAAGATTCTGAGTCAGTTGTTTCAACTGATAATGATAAAGCAGAAAAGATATTTAAAGCTATCGGCTCTGCTTCACAGGTTGCCAAACTAAAGGCGGTATGGGGCAACGGTAATGGCAATTGGGTAAGTAAATTAGAGAAATCTAATCCTGATCTACATTACAAAATTTTTACCGCTTTTAAACTCAAAGAAAAAGAACTACTGGAAGGAGTAGATGTAAATGGCTAATGAAAAAGTGGCAACAATAAAGTTGTACCCAGCTGATGCTAGTAAATATAAACAGAACCCACCTAAGTACACAGGCCCTGCAACTGTAAATGGTGATACTAACTATAGGGCTTCTGCATGGATGCAAGAAGATAAAAAAGGTGTTTCTCATTTATCAGTATCAGTCCAAACCAAGATGGAAGCATCTGGCGGTTTAGCAAAGAACGATGAAATGGATGACAAGATTCCTTTTTAACTCCCCCTTGGGATGTCTAGCAATAGGCATCCCAAACCCGTTAGGCATTTATGAAAATTTTAGAAGAAGCAATAAAAGTATTTGAGGAAAGACATACGCAATATGGTGATTTTACAAAACGATTTAAGAAAACAGCAAGGATGTTTACAGGATATTTGGAACAAACAATACCTGGATCTAAAGTTTGTAAAATTATTATATTGGAAAAACTTAGCAGATCAGATGTCACTTATCATAAAGACAACTGGTTGGATATTATCAACTACGCAGCTATGGGAGATATACTCCAACGGTTGGAAGAAAAAGAGAAACAAGAGAAAGTGAAACCTATTAAATGACAAAAAATGAATCAAAAGTTTTAAAATTTATAAAAAAATTTATTGAAGAAAATGATTATAGCCCAAGCTATGCAGAAATAGCAGATCACATGAAATGGAAATCTAGAAGTCAAAGCAAGGCGGTCATTGATAGTCTTGTTCAATACAATAGGGTTAAATTAATACCAGCAAAAAAAAGGTCTTTGGAGTTAGTCTAGTGGATAACGATTACCCAGAAAAATTTGCAACACCACACAATCGTAGGCCATTAGTTAGAGTTCCTATCTACCACGATAATGAAAAGGTTTATCTTGAAATTCAGTATTGCCCTGAAACTGAGTATCTAAATGTTATTAAAGTACAACCCCAAATGAAAGAGGGTACAAAGTATTACGCCATGCTCGTTGAGATGGCATACGATTTAACTGCCCAGCTGCAATCCTATTCTGATGTTGCTGAGGCATTATCTATTCTGAGCAAAAGATCACTTAGAAAATCAGATGGCTCTCCTATAACCGTTAGGGGAGCTATCTTAGATAAACTATTAAAGGATCCAAACTTAGAGGCTGCATAATGGATTTAAATAAAGAATTAGAATTTATTGAGGATATGGAAAAGTTTAAATCACAAATGAACCCCAGGTGTATTGTTTGTGGTGATCTAATCCAAATAATTAGCAAACACCAAAAGTTAAAAAAGTATTGTGGCTATCAATGCCAACAAAAAGCAGCAAGAGAGAGGAAGAAAAATGTCAAGGCAGAATTGTTACAAAGCGTTTAATTACACGGCTGAAGAATTAAAGGATGTTAATGCAGGACTAAAGCAATTAACTCAAATCTTATCAGAAGAAATCAA